TACAGTGACATGGCCTGCCTCAGTAGACTGGCCAGCCGCTACAGCCCCGACACTAACTGCTACAGCCAGTGCCGTTGATGTGTTCGTATTCTCTACAAGAGATGGCGGGACAACATGGTATGGGTTTGTGGCTGGTCAGGCAGTGGCGTAAGGAGTAGGTATGTCTACTAAGAAGAAATATCTACAAGCAGCCGCAGGTAATGCAGGTGGTGCAGTTGAGTATGTTGAAGATGTATTCAGCACGTATCTATATACAGGTAATGGCTCTACACAGACTATCACCAACGACATCAACTTAGCTGATGAAGGTGGGATGGTTTGGTTGAAGGGACGTAATCATGTTGCTGATCATGGTGTGTGGGATACTGAGCGTGGTGTTACAAAAGCCATATTCCCAAATACCACAGCAATAGAGCAGACAAGACCAGCATCTATAACAGGTTTTAACACTAATGGTTTTACTTTAGGCTCAGATACTGCATATAACGCAAGCACTGAATTAAACGCCTCATGGACATTCCGCAAAGCCCCTAAGTTCTTCGATGTGGTGACATGGACTGGGGATGGAAACGGGGATAAGACTATTGCCCACAACTTAGGGACTACCCCAGGTTTTATTATAACAAAAGACCTTAACGACACATGGGGGTGGTACTCATATCACCGTTCACTAGGCAACACAGGTTACTTGAGACTGAGTGAGACTAATGCTGCTAGTTATTCTAGTACGCACTTAGATTGGGGTGTAACTGACTCATCATTTACGGCGGACTCTTTTCTCTCTCGCAACATTAGTGGCAACACATACGTAGCCTACCTATTCGCCCACAACAATGGTGATGGTGAGTTTGGTGAGAATGCCGATCAGGACATTATTAAGTGTGGGAGTTATACGGGTAATGGTAGCTCTGATGGCCCTGAGATCGACTTAGGATGGGAGCCACAGTGGTTGTTAGTTAAAAGAGCGACTAACGCAGCAAACTGGCTGGTTTTTGATACGCTCAGGGGCTGGGACACTTCTGCCACAGACTATGCTTTATTACCAGACGATGCGTCATCGGAGCTTAGTGGAGCTAGTGTGGGAGGTGATTTCGGGGAGCCTATAGCAACAGGGTTTAAAGTAAGAAGCACGTGGACAGGACTAAACGGCTCTGGTGACACCTACATCTACATAGCCATACGCAGACCACACAAGCCTGCTGAAACTGGTAGTGAGGTGTTTGATGTTGATGCATATGCAGGAAATAGCGCCACAAGAGTAATAGCGACAGGCTTCCCTGTAGACTTATCTATGTTTCGTATCCGCAACACTGGAGTTGGTCAAACCCTAGTAGAAGATCGCTTAACAGGCGCAGGCACTAGACTATTCACAGATTCTACAGCGGCAGAAACATCTTCTACAACTACTGTAACAGGTTATGATTTAAACACAGGTGTAGAGATAGGTTCTAATGGCGATTTGAATAGTAGTGGTTCTAACTATGTGAACTGGAACTTCAAACGCTCCCCCGGCTTCTTTGATGTTGTGTGTACAACAGGAGGCTCTACCCCTTTTACTAGGAGCCATAACTTAGGTGTAGCACCTGAGATGATAATTGCAAAAGCTAGAAGTTCTGCTTTTAACTGGGAAGTCTGGCATAAGGATTTATCTACTGGTAATGGGCTTCATTTGAATTTAATCGATGCCGAAGATAGTTCCACTGTAGTAGGGTCAGTTGACCCAACAGATACAACATTTGACTTAACTACTACACAATCTTATATCTCATACCTATTCGCATCCCAAGCTGGCATCAGCAAGGTGGGTAGCTACACAGGTGACGGTAATGCTCAGCAATTAATAGACTGTGGATTTACTACTGGGGTTAGGTTTGTCTTGATTAAGCGTACAGATGCTATCGGTTATTGGCAGGTTTACGATTCTGTTAGGGGTATCACAGCAGGTAATGATAAAACACTATACCTAGATGAGACGTGGGCAGAAGATGAAGATGATCGTATTGACCCACATGCTTCAGGCTTTTACGTTAATGCACCTACTGCTGCAAACTTAAACGTCTCTGGCGCAACATACATATTCCTAGCAATAGCATAAATGGAGAAACACAATGTACATTAAACTAAACAACGGAGTTCCCGAAACATACACAATTGGGCAGCTTCGGAAAGATAACCCTAACACTTCATTCCCTAAACAGATTCCACCTGCAACGCTGGAAGCCTATGGGATGTTCCCAGTGTTTGATACACCTAAGCCTACCACTGGTGAGCTACAGACCGCCGTTAAGGATGGGTATGAGCTAGACGCTAAGGGTAACTGGGTTGTTAAGTGGCGTGTTCAGGATATGTTCTCTGACCAAGTGGATGAGAATGGCACTGTCATCAAGACGAAGGCTGAGCAGGAAGCTGCCTACTTAGCTGAGCGACATGAGCAGAAGGTTATAGAGTACACTAATGCTGTACAGAATCACCTAGACTCTACAGCACGTGACAAAGGTTACGATTCAATCATGTCTCTTTGCACCTACGCCACTTCAACAAACTCTAAATTTGCGGCAGAAGGCCAAGCAGGTGTTGCATGGCGTGATGCTGTATGGACTGATTGCTACACTATCTTAGCTAACGTTGAGAGTGGTGTACGTACAGCGCCTACAGTAGAGGAGTTGATAGCTGAACTTCCACAAATTGTATGGCCTACATAAAGCAAGTAGCCATAGCAGTAGACCAGCTCCTTAATGCTTTGTTAGGGGGCTGGGCTGATGAAACATTCAGTGCTAGATGCTGGAGGCTAGAGTCAGAACGTAAGTGGGCTAGAGTTATGCGCCCTGTAGTGGACGCTATCTTCTTCTTTGATGATAACCATTGCAAAGAAAGCTACGAGTCTGAAATGAATAGAATACAATTAGCACCAGAATATAGGAATAGATAATGGATATGATGACACGATTCTGGTTTGAATTAATGCCAGTAATACTTGCAGTACTTGCTGGCATATTGTGTGCATGGAGAGCAAGCTTTGAAATAGGCAGGCTACGGTGGTTCTTCACTATGGCTACTGTGTCGTGTGTGCTTCTAATACTAGCACAAACTTCATGGTGGTCTATTCTTGTATTTGAACTACAAGACGCTACAGGATATATAGATGATGATTTAGCTAACTTGGTGTGGACTCTGTTTAACACCATAACAATGGCTGCATTCATCGTATCGTCTGTGGATAAAAAGAAATTAAGAGCCTTTATGAAGTCATGAAAACATTTCTACCTCAAGATGCACGATGTATTGATATTGTTTCCGCCCTGTCACTGTTAGGGTTAGCTGCAGAGATCGCTGTTTTTGGAGGTGAGGGATTTATAACAATGCGCCCAATACCCTTCTGGGTAGTAATACTTTCCGTATTCGCCTCACTACAGATGGTATCCATATACGCACATCCTGTAGCTGAAACTCTACGGGCTTCGCTAAGCGCAATTAGTGGGTTATTTTGGGTATTCTTATTTCTAGACACTATATCTCCTGAAAGAATGATGCCTATTATACTCTTCTTAGGACTTGGTAGCTTATACTCAGCAGGTTTAACCATCTTGTACATAGGGCAAAAATGGAAGAGCTAGACTTTCTCAAAGAGTTCTCCGCCACTATAACTGTAGTTGTAGGTATGGTATCTGGTGCTATTGTGTGGCTTATGTCTAAACGTAAAGTGAACTTAGATGCAGGTACATCTATGCTAGAACAGCAAAGACTAAACATGGAACAACTACTAAAGCAAAACAGAGACTTGGCTGATGACTTGTCTAAGCTTAGACGGGAAATGGCGGAAGTACATGAAGAGTGTGACAAGATGCGCTCAGAAATATCTGCTATGCGTTCATGGTTTGCTATGCGAGTGCAGTTCTGCGAAACCTGCGGCTTGGTTGAAAGTGCAGAGAAGTTGTTTGGGTTTCAGCGTAGAGAAGGTGACAGAGATAAAATTGTAAATATGCACAAAGGAGAGGAATGATGTGGGTTTTGGTAGCTGTCTTACTTTCTAGTAAAGGTGCAGGTGTACAACCTGTAAATCTACATAAGTCGATGGACGAATGTTTCATGGCAAGAGAAACAGTTATGGCAGCTATGCCAAAACCTAAAATCAATTACGAACTAGTCTGTGTACGCACAGATGTGTTTGAAGGAGTGTAAGTATGTGGAGTGTACTAGCTAAGATCTTTGGATCTGGTGATGTGATTAAGTCTGGTATTCAGCTCATTGACGATATGCACACAAGCACAGAAGAAGAGATACAGGCAAAGACTAAAGCTAAGACAGATATGCTTAACGCCTACGCTCCATTTAAGCTTGCTCAGCGTGTTATAGCCTTTGCCTTTACCTTCGTATACCTAGCTTGCTTCTCCCTCGTGTTGGGCTTTACATTAGCTGAGAGAGCCACTGATGCAGCAATGGTTAAACAAGTGCTAGAAGACTTTCAAATAGGGTATGCAATGCTAATCATCTTAGGGTTTTATTTTTCGGCAGGGGCGTTTGAGGGAATCATCAACGCTAAGAACAAGAAATGAATATCAAGGGGAAAAAGTAATGTACGACCAATTAAGAGATCAACTTATTAGACATGAAGGTCTAAAGTTAAAACCTTATTTATGCACAGCAGGTAAGGTTACTTTAGGCATAGGACGTAATTTAGATGATGTTGGAATCTCTAAAGAAGAGGCAATGTACTTACTTGACAATGATCTGATGCGAGTAGTGCATGAGGCGCATAGACACTTCCCTGTTGTTGAGACACTTGATACTGTACGTGCTGATGTCATTTATAACATGCTGTTTAACATGGGTGTTAATCGTTTACGTCAGTTTAAGAAGATGTGGGCAGCCATTGAAGAACAAGATTGGGACAAAGCAGCTAAAGAGATGCTAGATAGCAAATGGGCCGACCAAGTAAAAGGACGTTCACTGGAGCTAGCTAACCAAATGAGGAGTGGTGAATATGCCAGCTAAAAAGGACCCAAGACTTGAACGTGCAGGGGTAGATGGATATAACAAGCCTAAACGTACACCAGACCATCCTACCAAGTCTCATATAGTAGTTGCCAAAGATGGCGATGAAATCAAGACTATTCGTTTTGGAGAGCAGGGAGCTAAGACTGCAGGCAAGCCTAAGCAAGGTGAGTCTGAAGCCATGAAAAAGAAGAGAGCTTCATTCAAAGCGAGACATGCCAACAATATAAA